TGCAGGTTGAAGGAACATCTGCAACCACAGGTGCTTTTGGTCTTATTAGAAATGCAAACAGCAACTCCGCCGCTGCATATCTTCAGTTAGCCAAAACACGGGGCACAACAAATGGTTCTAATACGATCGTGCAAAGCAGCGATCGTTTAGGTTATATCTCCTTCAGTGGTGCAAACGGTACTGATTTAGATGAAGCAGCAGGTATAGAAGCATTTGTAGACGGCACACCTGGCTTAAACGATATGCCAGGCCGCCTAGTGTTCTCCACTACTGCGGATGGTGCGTCTTCTCCGACGGAGCGGATGCAAATCGACAGCTCGGGAAATATTAAAATTACTTTTCCTGATAGTAATACCGGTTTAAAAAATAAAATCTCGTTTGTTACTGAGTCTCCCCATCAAGACGAAACTGCTTACATTGCAGCAGACAGAACAGCAGTTTCTTCTGCTCCTACGGTTTTAGTCTTTGCTACCGGAACAGCATCTGGCGCGTCAGAAAAAATGCGTATCGACACCTCTGGCAAGCTGGGATTGGGGACAACGGCGCCTAAAGGCAAGTTTACAATTTTAGGAACAGCAGCAGAACTACCTTCAAGTGGTACAACTGCAAATTCACTGATACAACTCAAGTCTAATCTTACGACGGAGTTAAACATTGGTCTTAATACAGTCACTGGAGACTACGGTGCATACATTCAGGCATCTGACAACAACTTAGCTGTTCCATATAATTTGCACTTGCAACCAAATGGAGGAAATGTTGGGATTGGCACCATAAGCCCTGCTCAACTGTTAGATCTAGCATCTACAGCGCCCAACATCAGGCTAACTGATACTGTTGACGGTTATTCTGAAATTGATGGGAATGCCGCAAGTTTAAAATTTAATGCCGACAAAGGCGGTTCAAAGCCAGGCTCTAACATTAGTTTTGCTGTTGATAACTCCGAAAAGATGCGTATCGACAGCTCAGGACAGCTGTTAGTAGGCACAGGCGGAGGATCATTGCCTAGCTCATCGGTGACCGGATTTGCTGTTACAAACAATGCTGGTATGTGCCTTGTCATGCAATCGACAAGTGATACCAGCACAAATACGATGAGTCAATTTATTAACCCAAATGGAACTGTCGGAACAATTCAAACTTCTGGGTCATCAACTTCGTATAACACATCTTCTGACTACCGTTTAAAAGAAAACATCGTTGATCTTGCTGACAGTATTACTCGTGTCAAACAACTTCAACCAAGACGTTTCAACTTTATCGTTGATGCTGACACTACTGTCGATGGCTTCCTTGCCCATGAAGCACAAGCTGTCGTGCCAGAGGCAGTCACTGGAGAAAAGGATGGTGAGGAAATGCAAGGCATTGATCAATCAAAGCTGGTGCCATTGCTAACAGCTGCATTAAAAGAAGTAATTACAGAGCTAGAAACTCTTAAAACCGAAGTCGCGGCATTAAAAAGCGCATAAACACTAAAACAACTTTATTTATTTATTCAAATGGCTACTACTAACACCTGGAAAATTGCACAACTGGACCGTGAAACTGCAGACGGTTATGTCTTTACTGCTCACTACACCGTAGAAGCATCTGATGAAACCTATAAAGCTGGTGCTTATGGTTCTATTGGCTTTGAAAAGCCTGAAACATTGGTGCCTTATGCTGATTTGACTGAGGAAGTTGTTGTCGGTTGGGTTAAAGATCAACTGACTGCTGAGAAAGTTGAAGAAGTTGAAAAGGCATTGCAGGCACAACTTGACGAACAAAAAACACCAACCAAAGCATCTGGTACACCCTGGTCTTGATTATGATTACTCTTATCCGTCCGCTTCTGTTTTCACTAATTAATAACGCTGCTTTTAAACGTACGCTTGTAGACTTGCTACGTAAGATTGCACAACAAACAGATAACACTGTTGATGATCACGCTGTTGATTTTATTGAGCGTGGTTTGTTTGGTAGTAAGTAATGGAGTGGGTTGATCCACCCTCATTTCCTTCTCTAACCCTTCCAGACGCCCCTGTGATGCCTCCTACTATCTTTGAGGTACCACAGGGTGAGATTCCTAGTTATACCCCTCTTGTAGTCCCGCCTAACACGCTTAGACCGCCAGAGGGTATTGAAGCGATCCCAATACAGGAAGAACCTCCAGAAGATAAAGAGCAGACAACCAAATCTACGGCTAAACCTAAGCCGACTATACCTAAAATTAAATTACCACCCGAAGCACAGATAGTAGAAATCCCGTTTACGGATATAGAGGTGCCTATGCCTACAACTACTATCATGACGACTGCAGCTACAACAGCATTTATTAGTGTTGCGGCCACCCTTACTGCTACGTCTTTGTTCAAATATATTGTGATGCTACTGAAACCAGTATTCAAACAAACATGGAACAAGATAACGAAAAAAAAGCAGGATTTATCAAATTCCTCGTCCTCATCTGGTCAGCCGGACTCTTGACTGCCAGTTATGCAGGTTGGATGCCAAAGATGGATCCTACTTATGTCGCCAGTATTCTTAGTGGCACCCTTGCAACTTTCTCTATTACTCGTGAAAAGAAACAATGACAAAGCTTCTTTTGCTTTTACTTATTGCGTCTCCAGCTGCAGCCAACACCATTACCCCTAATTTTACTCAGGGGTCTATGCAATCCACAACTACTACAACTGTAGACATTGATCGAACAATTGCGACCAATGTTTATGGTGGTGCATATACATCATGGTCTGGAACAAACGTAGTCCCGAGCGGAGACATTGCAGATTCCGCTACAACTTATTCAATCCATACTGCTGGAGATCAGTTTCAACTAGAGATTGTAACGAGAGCAGCAGGAAAGATCGAAGACAGCCTGGTGACAGAAACCATTCAGCAGGTTACAAACACTACCTCCTTATCGGTCTTCTCGCAGTAACACCTGCTTACGCTAATGAAGACCCAAAGGTTCAAAATACTTCTAACCCCGTAGCTGCTGCTACAGGTAACGTAACTAATCAGGCGGTGCAATTCCAAAATAATGGAGCACCGTCTCGTCAATACTTTGGACCTAACAGTAGCTGCAATGGTGTAACCATGCAGTTCAGTCCATTTTATATGGGCAATGACACAGTACCTTATGAATCAAATGGGTACGTAAAAAGTAATAACTGGGGTGCACAATTGAACTTCAGTGTGCCTTTAGATGGAAGCATGGTCGAACTCTGTAAGAGTATCGCCCGTAAACACGAACAAAAATTACGTCTTGACTATGAGCTTGTTCGTGCACTCAAATGCACGGAAATCATGAGGAAAGGGTTTACCTTTCGTCCTGGCAGCCGTGTAGAGATCCTGTGTCACGACGTTGTACCAATTGTATCTTTAGAATAATGGAAGCACTTGTTTCTGTCGTCATTGCAATGGTGGCAGGTGGTGCAGCGCTAAACAATCGTTTGCACAATCGTATTAATAACGTTCATGATCGCATTAGTGGTCTTGATAGACGGATTGATGCGTTTGAATTAAACGTGGCACAAGACTACGTATTAAAGTCTGATTTATCAGTTATGATTCAGCGCATGGAAGACCATATGGTCCGTATTGAAAACAAATTGGATCAAATTGTACTTAGAAATGGTTAAGAAAAAAGCAACAGAAGACCAATTTAATGAGTTGCATAATCTTGTTACTAAAGAATTTCTTGCCCGTATTAAATCTGGTGAGGCATCTACTGCAGATTTAAAAGCAGCTTGTGATTGGCTTAAAACTAATGACATTAGTGGTGTCGCCTTTGATGGTAATCCACTATCTAAACTGGCAGCGGTAATGCCACAGGTAGACCCGGAGCTTGTACAACGGAGGATGAATGGCTCGAAAGTCTAAATATAGCGGTTCTAAATTCGCTAACGGTAACTATAAGTCGTATCAAAAAAAATACGACGCATCTAAACTCCAGATTAGAAAACGATCTAAACTAAACAAAGAAAACAGGAGACGTGGAACTTATGGCAATGGTGACGGTAAAGATGTATCACATAAAAAGAATGGTAAAACATTTCTTGAACTTGCAT